CCGAAAGGTTGTCATGCTTAGACCCCTTAGACCTGATTAGTCTCTGGGTTCGCATCTGCTGTTAGCCCAAACCTTGCCTTCGGTCTCTTAAATGGGACGATCAAGCAGTCGGTACAGCTATGATAATAATGTTATCATCAATAAAGGAATACAATCGGTGATCTCATAACTCAGATCTCACGAGCGCTGTGTTAGCAACTCGGCGTAGTTAAAACCTTATGACCTTTATTGAGTTTAATCAACAATAAATATCGCTACAAATAAATTTGTGCAAAAATTTAGAGTTATTAAAAAGGTGAATGATGGATGGATTACTTCCAAAGAGGTAATGAAGTTCTTCAAATACACTATTTGGTTAACTAGACTTAGCGATCAGAATCAAGACATCCTAAAACTAGGTACTAACATTAAGTCATTACTTAAAACTAATGGCTTCAACTTCACATTCCTTTATTTAAAAGAATGTTGTCGTTTAGTTGTTATGTATCTAGCTGGAACACCTGACAAGTCCTCTTATAATAAAGGGGTACGTGTTAGAGTGAACCGCTATGGATTGCCAGTTATAATACCTAGTCGTCTACGAGTCCATCTTGGACTCTCCGACGATAGTGTATTATGGACTAAAGCAATTCTTACTTGTTTGAACATCTTTCGACAATTTCCTACAAGAGTTAAACCTGATTTGAGTTCTATTTTAGAACCGTTCTCGGGATTGACTAAGACCTTGGTTTTACCAAGATCACTTGTTAGAAGTTTCGTTAGAGGACATCACGTAAACTTTGGAGTTATCCGAGGTTTTATCAGCGAATCTGCTGGTCCTATTGCTAAAAGAGCAACGTGGGGTTCGGGGGTAGATGCATTAGCATTAATCCTCCACCCTGGTATAGCTATCTCAGTGATACGTGCACTTTGGGCTGGTAAAGCCTATTTGTACATTGTATCATTAGTAACTATTTGGATCCTATTAGGACCAATTTACACGGCTCTATATTTGATAGGTGCGGGTTCTAAGCTTCCGATCGGACGTCTGTCTGTCGTTTATGATCAAGCTGGAAAGGCTCGTATTGTTGCGATGCCTAGCTTTTGGATTCAATTGTGCTTGCGTCCCCTTCATGATTCTATTTATAGATTCTTGAAGGCCGTACCACAAGATGGAACAAAAGATCAACTAGGACCTCTTAATTTATTAAGAGCATCACCCAATACAGGGCACAAATTCTCATGCTTTGATCTAAGCGCAGCGACGGATCGATTGCCTATTGATCTTCAAGTTGACATCCTAAAATTATTGGGTGTTGATGGTCAACTATGGTATAACCTGGTTAACTTACCTTGGTCGTATCGTAATGAAACAATCAGATATGCCGTTGGGCAACCAATGGGTGCCTATTCTTCTTTTGCTATGCTAGCTCTAACTCATCATTTGATAGTTTTACTGGCAGCAGAGAGAGTAGGAATTAGAAATTTCACGAAGTATGCTCTTCTTGGTGATGATATCGTTATTAATCATGACGATGTAGCCAACGAGTATCTTCATATAATGAAGTCTCTAGGCGTGCAAATCAATTTAAATAAAACCGTTTGTTCTTCTGAACTTATGGAATTTGCTAAACGACTTGTAACGCCAACTACTGATCTGTCTCCTATAGGAGCAGGAGCAATCCTGTCCATTATGAGAAAACCGGCGTTAATTGGGGCTTTTATCGTAGAATTGAACCAGAAATCAATGGCTAATACTTCTAGCATGGTTCGTAATTTGCTACAAACCGCTCCCTTTAAATCTAAAGGTGCGACTTACGTAGCGTTATGGACATGTTTTGGAGTAAAGGGGCTTCTGAATACCACACGCCAACTGAACGAACAATCGTTGAGTTGGATCACTTATGGTAGAAGCGTAGATCCCTTTGTATTCCAGTATAGTTTACACGAAGGAGTAAGATCCGTCGTGCTCGCGAGAGCAAGAAATGCTATCATCCAAGCGGAGCTTGCTGAGAAGTATTTTTGGAATACTTTCTGGCGCAAGACGGCCACCAGAGGATTAGTCCTTGGGCTTTACGAAGCCCTAGCGATTATCTTAGCTCCCGGATTTTGGTTGTATCTGGAGTCTTTAATTAGACAAACAGT